TAACACGAAGTCAGGTGTGTATGTCCTGACCTTGAAGTCATCCCACTTAATCTTTTGTTCCTCGTAAGTAAAGGCAATACCTTTCTTCTTGAGGTAGATAGCAGTCTGTTCTTCAAGGCCAGATCGGTAGCCAGCTTTGATTGCTCTCTGTCTAGTTGTTAATGCTTTTCTAGGCAATGTCTATCTCATCTACTCTAGGTGCCTTAACAATCTTAGTGAGGTACAAAGGGAACGGCATGGCTGCGTACTTGTATCCCTTTAAACCCTCACCCTCGTTAGCATCCTTCCAACATTCTTTCTTAAAGTCACAGAAGACACAACCAATAGACAATTTCTCATTGCTTGTCTTGAAGTCTACCTCAACATCGTAGCACCGTTCTGGTGGACTGTCCTCTTCTAGCATTCCTTTTAGATACTCGACACGTTTAGTTGTGTCAGGTAACATACTTGGTGAAGGTTGGTAGAGTGTAAGGTTACCATCTACCTTGTTCATTGCCCAGAATGCTGAACCTTTACTATCTGGTACCGCCTCAGTGTATGCAGATATTTGCTGCATGTAACCGAAGGGGTCATCAATAGCTAGGGTTGCTCTCTCAAACTTCTTAAAGGCAAAGGGTGAGGCTGACTTAACATCGACTACATGACCATCAATTACTGCGTCCATATGTCCTGTAATGCCAGCAACCTTAACAACCTGTTGCTCATGTGTCACACTGTGACCAGAAAGTTTAGCTAGAGTTAAAAGAATCTCCTCAATGATGTCACCATACAGAAACTTTAGTAGCTTGTCACCTGTCAAGGCTTCTCTGTCGTAACCTCTGCTGTCATACCACAGTTGACGAGCTGGTTTACCGATACCTGAGAGCCTTAACAACCCATTAGATGGGCCACGAGGTGACAAACGGGACCGAAGTAAATCCTTTAGTCCTTCCCCGAAGGCATCAATGACTTTCTCGTTGTCGTCAGTCTTGTCGTACCCATCAGTTAGTACTGAGTAGACATCTTCGATCAAGGTGTCAATGCCTTTGGGTATGTCAGTCATCGTAGTCTTCCTCCATCTCTGTGACAAGGTACGTAAGGTACCACTGTGCTTTCTTTAAGTCCTCAAGACCATTCTTATGTCGGTAACGGTGTAAGTACTTCTTAACATTTCCTTCAAGGTAACCCCAGAACATTGTAGGTTCCATGTTATCTTGCATGTAGTCGATACATTCTATATCTCCTTCACCGTAGTGAGGTGGATTGCCTATCAAGTCTACCTCGTCTGGATCAGGCTCTGTCATTAACTCAGTGAAGTGATAGTCGAAGTACCGTCCCGTGTCCTCTATCGTGTAGACATCTTTAACTTCGTGGTAGTCGATGACAGGGAAGGTCATGCCCTCCCTGCTGTCGCCACGTTTGATGATAGTAACCTTACCCTTCAATTTCGATCTCCATGTAGTCTGAGGGTGCTTCAGCAACGGCGGCTGTTGTCTCTGCGACTCGTTTAATAACGGCTGACCCAGCTTGGTAGTCAACCAATTCTGTAACCTGTCCGAAATCAAATGTCATCTCCTTAGTGTCTTGATCCATGTCGGAAAGGTGGCCAAGCTTTAGCAGGTTACCGTACTGGCTGTCACCAATAGACACGAATAGGTTTATCTTAGTACCGTTACCAAGTAAGTCTTCAGTAGGGTTACCGAAGGTGTCATAGATGGTACCGAAACGTGTCCAGCCACCCCGTGTGTGCTTGTCTAGGCTCACTTGGATGAACCCTTCGCCATCAAAGGTTGATTCTTTATTCTTGACTGTCTTGTTAATCTTATAGTCAGCCATCAAAGCAGTTAGTTGATCGTTCATCTTAATAGCTACTGAGTACTCTAGCTCATCAGACTTCCACTTAGTCGCTGGTTCCTGTAGTTTAGCCCAGCTAACTTCTACGTTGTTTAGTACTAGTTTTTTATCGGCCATGTGATTTCCTTTGGCGTTGTTGTGTTGTCGTTTAACTATAATACATTGACTTGGCGTGGGTGTCAATGGGTTTCTAACCAATTCTTTCCAATCTTTGCCTCGCCATCCATTGGACAGTTAAGCTTGAAGAAAGTACCAGCATCTTTGATAGACTGAACCTGTATCTCACCAAGTCTTTCTGCTTGGTCAGCATCAACCTCAGTCTGCCATTCGTCGTGTACCCATGCACATTGCTTAAAGTTAATGCCTTCTTTCTTGGCTTGTTTCTGCCAGAAGACATTAGCTAGGCGCATGATTACTGTCTCTCCACCCTGTAGATAAACAGATAGAGCTAGGTGGTCACTGCCAATCTTTAGGATGCGTCCGTCAAGACCTTTCATCCAACCCATACTGGCAGCACGGGATGCCTCACTCTTTAATCGTTTGAGTGTAGGCAACGTATCGTAGAAGTTTTGCATGGACTTGTTAGCTTGTCCACCATTACATTCTAGTATCTCTGCAATCTTACCAACACCTGCCCCCAGTAGGAAGGCGTAGATAAAAGTCTTGGCTGTCGGTCTGTCCTTGCAGTACCGTCCAAGAGCCTCCATGTTGAAGGTGTGTATGTCTCCGTCGATGACCTGTTCAGTGTACACTGGGTCATTCATGTAGTGTGCAAGTACACGTAGCTGAATCCCTGCTGCATCTGTACCGACAAGTAGCTTACCCTCTGGTACCTTGAACACCTGACGACACTCAGCTGCGTACATGCCGTCCATCTTCCACATGATGCCAGCCTTGCTGTGAGGCACTGAAGGTATGTTAGCCATGTTAGGACCACGATGTGCTGCACGGTGCGTGACAGCCCCTGTAGTGATGACCTGCCCATGTACCCTGCCATCCCCTTGTGCCTTCTCTAACCACTCCTGTGCCAGCTTCCACCGTGTCTTAAGTATCTTCCAAGCCTTGAGACCCTTGACTGCCTGAGGTGCAGTGTCAGGTATGGTTGCTAAATTTTCTGGGCAAATTTTATAGAAGTCTCCACCATCTGTTTTGATTGTAGGCTTCCAGCCCTCTCGGTCTAGACGTTTGTTAATCTGTACGGGTGAGTCAAGGTTGAACTCTTGCCATGTAATCTTAGTGTAGTCACCCTGTACATTCTGTCCTTCTAGTAGTTGGTTAGAGTAGATGCTGCCAGCCTTGGTGTACTTTACTTTAACCTCTTTGACTGGTACTGCGATAGGTACCATGAACTCCTTGATGTCAGCCTCAATACGGTTGGCTTCTTTAAGGCAGACAGTGTAGATTTCTTGAGCCTTATCAATGTCAAGTTCAAATCCGTTAGCCTCTTGCTCACACATGATAGAGTGAACCATGTGTTCTAGGTTAATGCTGGCTTGGCTGAACGCCTTACCTTCACGCATCAGTTCGTTGTATAGTAACTCGGTGACATGAACATCTTGCTTGCAGTAATTCTTCATCTCCTCTGAGTACTGTGACCAGTCATCGAAGTCTGTCTTGAAGTCACCGAGACGTTCACCCCATGCCTTGAGGGAGTGACCACCCTTACGTTGTGGATCAAACAGACGGGACAGTACAAGTGTGTCAGTAGTCTTAGCTAAGGGTATCTTGTAACCCCATAGTTTCTCAACAACTGGGATGTCAAACCCTATACCGTTCTGTGCAATCCAATGTGTCACACCCTCTGCAAACTTAGCAAAGGCCTTAGGTCCACGTATAATGTAGTTACCCTTGACGCCTAACTCCTTGGCCACCAGTACATGTATGACTGTAGCATCCAAGCCGTCTGTCTCAATGTCGAATACTACTTTCATACCTTATCCTCCGTAACTTGTTAGTCGTCCACTGTGTTTACTGTACAGTAGACTATCTGCAACGCCCGTCTCGCCCGTGAATCTGTTCTTAATTACACGAACCTTTGTGGTGTTACGTTCGATCTCATCCTCTGCCTGTGTATTACGTTCCAGTGCTAGGATTATGTTAGACAACTGAGCAATACCTGCACTGCCTCGGATGTCTTGAAGGTTGATAGTACCACCTTCTTCTGGTGGCTTACGGTTCTTGTCTCTGCTTAGATGTGACACCATAAGCAAGCAGATGTCTAGCTCAATCGTCAAGGTCTTTAGCTTAGTGACGATCTCATCCAGTGCCTTACGTTCATCCTTTGCGTGGTCACTGACAACGATACTGATGTGATCTAAGATAATAAACTTACACTCACATGAACGTGCTAGATAACGAACCATGCTAACGATACGTGCAACAGTGTTAGAGCCGAAGCTATCATAAAGAAAGACCCTATTACTTCCAAGAGTATTCTCATACGCTTCATCAAATTGTTCCTGTGTATATACTGTATCGGGTAGGTGTAGTTTCTTACCAGCATGTAAAGACATGAGGCCTAGTCCAGTGTCTCGTGTAGGTTCTTCTAGGAAGAGGGTACCCACGTTACCTTTGTCAGCCTGTACTAGGCTATATAATATCTCTCGCATCACCTGCGTCTTGCCGACACCTGTACCAGCTACGCATGTAATCAACTCGCCAGTGCGTAGCCCCTTAGTCATATCGTTCAACCCTGAGAAGGGGTAAGGTACACTGTCGTGGTTAGGTGGCGTAGATACTAACTCGTACATGTCAGAACCTGCAAGGATACCATCAGGTGTGAAGGGACCAGCCTTCTTATGGCTGTCGATGAACTCACGTTCACGGTTCTGTTTGATGTAGTCGTTAGGATCGTTGAGTGTCATCTTAACAAGACGGACCTTGCGAGGATCAAACAACTCAGCCACTGCAAGTGCAGCCTCTTGACCAGCCTTGTCACTGTCAAAGCATACGTTGATCTTCTCGAAGCTATCAAGCCATTCGTAGTTACGTTTACAGTCTTGTACTGCACCTGATGCTCCATTGATTACGGATACACACGGCTCAGACATGAACATCATTTGATAAACTGACATTGCATCGAACTCACCCTCAGTTATGGTGACAGACTTACCTCCCTTAGAGAACGCAGCCTGTCCAAACAGGTCAGCCTTGGCGTTGCCGTTGAACTTGAATGTCTTGTTTGTTAGACCCCTCTGTTTAAATCCTGTTGCCTTACCATCAAGAGTGTAGATGAGTTTAACTTCATCACCAGATGTCAGAGCCTTATACTTCTCAGCCACTACCTTACCTAAACCCCGTGATGGGATAGCTACTGCCTGTCCAGTGATGGGTGGTAAAGCTTTAACAGATGTTAGTTGTGTCTGTTGCATTGAATAATTGTCCTCCTCTTGTTCGTCGTTAAATGTTTTAACCTTACATACGTGACAGTACAGACCGTCCTCGTAAGGGAAGGCACCGTCACTGCTTCCGCAGCTTGGGCATGGCTGGTGTTTCTTGTGTTCGTAGTCCATCGAATAGTGCAACTTCCTGATCCTCTCTAACTCTACCTACACAAGTTGTACAGGGTGACCACGACTGTGTGGATTCTTCCCAGAATATTTCTGTACCTTGTGTCTTGGCATTACAAATGTAACATCTCATTTTGTACCATCCTCGTCATCCATTGATCCATAAATTAATCTGTCTATTAATACTCTAACAGCTACGTAAGGCCAAAGCAAGGCAAGTTTTACATCACTGTGAGGGTCTGTCTCTTCTGTTGCTTCTAAGATACTAAGGTAAAGTAAAGCACCAAGGCTATACATGATTGCAAAAGTCCACACTGCTGGTATCATTGTGTTTCTCCTAAGATGTTATCAAACACGTAGTCTATGTCTGTACCATTGGCACCACAGTACAGGAGTAGCTTCAGCCCTAACTCTTGGGCCAGTGATGTTGTCTTTTCATCTAGGTCGAAGGTGAAGGTAGCACTTCCATCCTCATGTTCAGTCAAGGCTGTGACTTTCATTTTACCTACCTCAGTCATTGCTTATCTCCTTATTATGTTTACGTAGTCTTTTATTGTAAGCACGTTTGATCTTCTTTAACTGACCAGCTTTCCATAGGTGAAACTTACGTGCTTTAGTGAGAGCATCATACTCATCACCGCCCTTCATTGGTATCCTCTCACTCATCTAACAATGCCTCCCAAGCTACAGGAAATAGGGGTTGCATGATATTGTTGATCTGTTGGGCAACTACACGTGTTTCCTGTTGTGTGTCTGAAGGTAAACGTAGACGACACATGTCAGCAAAGGCATCAAGGCTACCTGACCAGTGCCACTCAGTCATAGTGCTTTGTGGCAGTACCATACGGGCTTGCTCAGGTGCTACACTATCAGACAACAAACCTTTGTATAAACTTAAACACTTGTTATTGTACTTCGTCATAGCTTCATCTGAAAAAGAAACAACCTCACCATCACTACCCTGTTTCTTATCTGCACTGCGTCCACGCCATACCTCAGGTTCATAGAACTCAGGCTCATCATCTACATAACGACGACTGATCTCATTCCAACGCAGGAACTTATGTTTGACTAGCTGTCTAGCTACAAAGATGGGTGCCTTAATATGGAAGGA